AGAGACCATTGACCCTTATTCTCAAAACTGATTTCATACTGCGATCCTATACCAGCAGTGGTAGGCGATGACCAATTTCCAATGGTACTGGTGCCGTTGCTGTAGAACCAGAAGCCTGATGGACCATCGATATATGTACCCCAGGCATCACCGTACTGCCCACTAGTAACCAATCTGTGGCTGGCAGCGTTTATAGAGTTCACACCCTTTGGATTTCCCAATACTATACCGCCACCATAGTTGGGAGATGATAGACCGTAGGCCTTCCAGTAGCCCACAGCACCGCCCAGATAACCAGATCCCAGCTCATAGGCCGGTAGGTCAGTCCCGGACCCGTATGGATACCCGTAGGTATCGACATTGACCCAGTAGACATCCGGGGGCTCTGATAGATCACTGACCATTATGTATAGAGGATAGTCATACGTACCCCCAGTGTCCCTGTCCCACATGGCCCGTAGTTTATATGTGGTGTTGGGTATGGACTGTGTGGTAATACTGCCGCGGCCACCAGCTGGTGTCTGTCCACTGTAACCTCCTGTCTGCAACTGCCACCAGGGAAGAGCACTGACCAGCGGGTCAACATAGCCATAAGAGGGATAGAAGTCATTGTCACTGGGTTGGCCATACCAGTACCAGGAGTCCGGTGTGATCGTCATCCTGGAAGATTTACCCAGTCCCGAGCTAAGATCAACTGAGCCGTTGGCCTGTCCAAATAGACTTCTAAGCTCTGAGTCGTTGATTGACAGTTGAGCCGTAGCTGTTCTGTTGAGTTCTAGATTGATAGCATTAAATGAAATATTGTTTGATACTGGTAATGTCATGCTGCGAAATATATCCTAAAAGAAAATGGTATCGATCTTGTGATACTAGTCGCACCAATACGCCTCATTTGTAACGTGCCAGCCATAGTAGCATCAGCACCGAGAGCAACGTTAACTGAAGATTGCCAGTAGCTCCATCTTTGATAAAGTGCGCCAGCTCCGGGAGTCACCCACCCTGTATCAATAGTCCCCGACGACGGGCTATATGCTGATAGTTGTGCCCCAGCCGCCGCAATTTGCCCAAACACCCAAGAACCTATCCCTCCAGTATTTGTCCACGTATTTTGTAAGAATCTATATTGATATCTTTCTATAGCGGCTGCAACTGACGGTGAATGATATCCAGTGGGAATTGAAATAGTACCTGAACTATACGAAGCGTTCCATCCTAAAGTACCAGTGGTATTAAGCTGAAGTTCTAAATAGGTATAGGTATTGGCTGTGTTTCGTCGAGCCACCATATTAATCGACGTTGTACTAGACGGATAGAACGCAAGCGGATAAGTTACTCCATACACAGCACTCAATGAAGTTTGCCCACTGGCATTTCCAGTTAAGTCTCTAACCCCAACATCATTGATAGAGATTGTAGATCCGCTGGCCAAGCCAAGTTCCGTATTAAGGGTGTTAAATGATAAGGGTCCTGATACTGGTATTGCCATAGTGATAGTATTTACCAGACCCCGAGCTTCGGAACAGAGAGCCAGAAAGAGCGCGAAGCGCGACCGGTACGCGAGATTTTTCAAACACATTATCTACGTATATTATTATTGATCCCAGCGTAGTAGAAACAATGTCACATCCTGCTCATGTTTAAAGCCCACACCGCATAGGTCTTTTTGATGCAGACTCCACATGTTCCAAGTCCAGCGGACCCAGTGTGGTCCTATGCGATTCTCTAACCATGACTCTACACAGTCAACGCTGGCTATGAAATCCCACTGTCCACGATACTCAACCATGGGCCAGCGTACAACTGCCGTATATGGCATTTCAGGATACTTGTCCCAAAGCATTCGCATAAAGCATATTTACACGATGAACTAGAGATTATTGTGGAGTGGGTGTAGGATCGGGTACAGGATCAGCTGGGGGCGTTTTTTGTGGTGGCCCGGGAATTTGCCAGCGTTCAGGAACTGGGTCGCATGGATTAGGAGGTCTGAAGATCATCATAGTAAGAGTATTTATAAGCCCGTTGCTAAATCTACTGTGGGACCAACTTGTGGACAGCAATGAGCAAAGCGTAGTAGAAACTCTGTATGAAGTGAAGTACCTGGCGGTACCCAAAAACGAGTACGATTTAAGTGTGCTTCAAACTCAATACTATTAGCATAGATCCAGTGTATAACATGGGGCATGTTGGGATCCAGCGTGAGTACATAGTATTGTAAGGGGCGCATTGTAGGTTTATTTATAGTGTGCCTACAGCCCGAGGTCTATGGCTAGACCTAATTTTTACTGCGTAAAAATTTTTTAGATCCGGATTTAGTCCAGACCGACTTGCATGCAGTGCAAATCTGCCGCGCAAAATAAGTAGAGGTTCGAGATCTAGATCTACCGGTTTTCACTCTAACAGGGGGTGGTTTTGGAAAACTTTTGGCATGCGCTGTTGCGTAAAAGCAACAGCACTTGTAGAAGACACCTGGCCACCCCACCATGCCTCCCACCACCGGGTCAGGTAAAGTCCATCTCACCATCTACCCGCTCAGAGTCACCGTAGACATCGTAGCCTTCTGCTTCTAACTGAGCAACCGCATCGTTGAAGTCTGACACCAGCTGACGGATAGCTTCTGCCCGAGCGGCATCCTTAAGCCTGCGCCCTAGCTTTGTGCCGCTAGCGTAGATCATAGGGTAGTGTGTGGCACAGTAGCTAGAGCCTAGCACAGTACGCTCACAGCATGTAGCCTGTGTACCTGTGTGCCCAATGTATGTACATGTGCTGTTGATGTGCTTAGTCATTGCCTGTGTCCTGCTGTTGTTTGTGTGCTCTTACTTCTTCTAATGCTCGCTGTGCGGCTTGCCATACTGCCTGTGCTGTGTCGGTAGCATCCTCATAGCCCTCTGCTCGCATGTGCCAGCCCCAAGCCAGGAAGCATCCGCAGATGCTCCAGCTGGCCCAGGCTTCTATGTCCAGTGCACTGAGCACAAGGCCCAGTGCTGTTAGGAGTGCTACCTTGGTGATCATACTCGCTTCATACAGGTAGTCTTGGCCATAGCCACCCAAGAGTTAGGAAAGCTCTTACGCAAGTCCGCAATCTTCAGCACCATACGCAGGCTCAGCTCACGAAGCTTGCCCTTGTTAGTGTCAATGAATGCCACCAGCTCATCCTTGACTGCGTCTGGAAACTCATAGCGGGCCAGCATGTCTGCTTCCTTAACTACCTGCTTGATGCGAAGGATCTTCTCGCGCTCTGTGTCCATTTGCAGATCAATGTAGTGGCAACGTGACTCTAAGGCATCCAAGTGATCACGGAGGCGCTTGCTCTTAACGTGTTCAAACTTGATGTTGGTAATAAAGATCGCGGCACCTTTGAACTCAAACTTGTCTGGAATGCCTTCTGAGCGTAGCAAGCGTGAGTCCGTGTTCCACTGGATAACTCGCTTTGGGCTAGAGTCAAGCGCACCCTTGAGAATGTTCAGGGATAAGTCTTCCATAAGGATACTGTCGCAGTCATCGAACACGATAACGTTCTTAGCGTCGGAGTATTCGTACAACTTGGCGTAGAGTCCAATGGAGCTCATGGCACCCTTGACGATCTCATAGCGTGGCTTACGGTTGCCCAGAGTATCAAACAGATCGTCCTTGCTCAGTACCTGCTCAACACCAAAGCTCTTGCCCACACCTGGAGGGCCCGATACGATCATAGCACGTACATCGCCCTTCTTAACCGCAATGGTCATCTCATGGAGGATATCAAAGCGTTCAGCCAAACGCTCATAGATCTGCTCGTCAGACTCGCGAGCAACCTCTGCTTCACGTGCCTTGATCTTATCGGTATCAAATTCCAGAACGGTTGTGCCCTTGGATGCTGTCTTGCTCTTTGCTGTAGCCATTTTTAGTCCTTAATAAAACGTTGTTGAAGTGTGTAATTATAGCGCCTTGCGGCGCTGGTGTCAATCTAAACGTGAGCCTGCGTAGGCTTCGAAGCCATGCTTGCGAAACACTTCAGCGGCCGCTTGGGCACCTGCCTCCAGTGTGTCTACGTTCTGAACTGGCATGCCCGATGGGTTCCAGATGCTGAACGCTTTGGTGTAGTCCTGCTTGACACCTGCCGCTTTGAGCATCTTGCCCAGCTTGGTGTTGCCTTTGACCTTGTAGATGTTGGTCCAGGCAAAGCCACATGCGAACTGATCGCGCCCGTTCAGCTTGTCATAGAAGAACTCCATTGCGGCCTTGTATGCGGCGGCTTGTGCTTCTTTAACGATTGCGTTGACTTGCTCTTGTGTAGTAACTTGCATAGGTTCGCTCCTGTGTGTTGTTTAAGTATGTATTATAGCGTGGTTTTACCAGACTGTCAACCTCTTTTGGTGTTGTATTTTCGCAACACTTTTTGGGCTTCATCCAGCTTCTGGACACCGTCATAGCATTGTTCAACAACGGCCATCTTCATCATCTCAATGATCGTCTGGCACTCACAGGCTTCGCGATCGGGCAAGGTAGCAATAAATCGTTCGACTTGATCGTATTCTTCCAACGACCACATGATGTCTGCTAGGACCTGCTGACGCTGGGTAAGACCTTCTAGGGTAAATTCAATCATGCTACAACTCCTGCTAGGAACAAAAAGACATTAGAACAGAACAACAAGAAGGCACTTAGGATGCCGTAGTGGATAAGGAACCACAGGACCAGAACCCAAAAGATAAACTGTACCATTTCTGTTCTCCTTACTGGTAGAAGTCGCTGTTGCTGTTGACATTAATAGCCAGGACACCCACGCCCATGGTCATCAATCCCACGACGCTGACCAACAAGGCCTGCGCCAATCCCACATTGTCCATGCTGGCTTCAACACCGCCAGCACCTGCCATGGTTAGGATCAAACCTCCCACGAACATTGCCATTGCCACTGAATCTTTCATCTCTGCTCCTTAGTGTCTATGTGTGTATTATAACAGGATTTGGTAACCTTGTCAACCGGCGGGTTAATCCCAGTTCTTCTTGTCGCCGAACTGTTCGTTCCAGTCATAGCCTTCGTTGTACAGAGCTATCTCCTCTGCTGTTAGGTCTTCGATGCGGGGCCCACTGTCGCCACCCACGCCACCCTTGTGCGGATGTTTAGGACGACGGTACCAACTGTCGGCTGCGCCGCGATCATATGGACTTCCGTGTTTGGTATTCATCAGGCAACCTTTCTAAAATAACCGTAGGGCAAGCCCACTAGGTAACAGAGGAACTCGTCATCACCGTTAGAACCTTCTGCCTCGTGGATCCAACGGAGCGCCATAGCACGATCCTTGGCACCTGTTTGTAGTAGGCCCAGGACACGCATTTCGAAGTCGTGTTCAGCCTTTTCTTCGGAGGCCTTACGAGCAATCTCTTCCTGCTCAATGACCTTGCTTAGGCTAACGAACTCGGCTTCGAAGTCAGCTTCGGTCCAAGCAGATGTATCAATACCGCGTGGGCGAACGCCGTAGGCATCCTTGTACATATCCCAGTACTGGCAGGCATACTGCTCTACTACGGACATCTCTTCCCAGCTTTTGAAGTCTTCCATTGTTCGCTCCTATCTAGTGTATGTGTGTATTATACGGCCTTTTTACCAGATTGTCAAGCGATTTCTCTGTAGATTTTGTAGCCTCTAGAACTAAGGATGCTAATAGCATTACGGACCTCACGGGCTTGGCCATCTTCCCAATCCAGCATCTCTTTGGCACCCTTGATGGTGTCTTCATCATTGGTCCTCTTGAAGAAATTGTGAGTATAGAGGTAGACTTTCTTGCCGTCCTCATCAAGAGTCATCTGGATGGTGCCAATGCCCTTGTAGTCTACGATTTCGTTCTGTTTCATAGTTTGCTCCTAATGTGTCTGTGTGTATGTATTATAGCAGATTTGGATACCCTTGTCAACCAAAGGGTTATTCCTCAGCAAAGTCCTCTGGGAAGTTCTTGCGATCGGACTCTTCCCAGTAGTTCTCTTCGGCTTCTGCGTAGGCATCTGCCCACAGGGCGAACCAATGCTTCTTGGGCAAGGCCCACATCCAAGTATAGCGGAAGTACTCAGGATTCTCTACGGAGTAGGTGTTCTCGGCACTCTTCAAGGTCTTCTTCATCATCTTGTCGAAGTGGGCGGCACCTACTTCATCAGCTAACAGCTGGGCATAGAGGCGAGCCTTGCTCATCTTCATTCGACGCATCACAACAGGATCCCAACCTGGATCCCAACTGCCGTGGCTGATAGCCCGGCACATCTCTTTGTAGGTACAAGGGGTTACCTCAACGGTTTTGCGGATTTTCAATTGCATGCTTTGCTCCTTAATAAGACTGATGTGAGTGACCGATGCGGTATACCACACCGCCTTCTTCGATGCCCAAGACTTCGTCCTTGGACTCTGCTGTGTAGAGTTCTGGGAGCATACACTCTGCGAACTCTTGATAGCTGTAGTAACCTGTTTCAGTCACTACCAACTTGGCGCCTGGAGGCAACTTGCTCAGTGCCTCTATCATCTCTTTAACTGTAATCGCTGTCATATCTCGCTCCTTCTTTGTTTGTTTCATGTGTCTATTATAACGAGGTTTTACCAAAGTGTCAACCAAGTTCCTTGAATGTCCTTCCACGCAGGTCGAGTTTCAACGGTGTGCGTAGGATCTGTACCTTAGTGTGCCCTTGTGGCACATACGCCACACAGGTCGCAGTCCGTCCTTCGGGCTTCTTATCGAAGACATAGACGTTGTTGGTTGCGGTGCCCTCGGGCCACTCTGTAGTCTCTAGGTAGATGTATCGTTTTGTCATGTATGTATTATAACAAGGTTTTACCAATCTGTCAACCCCTGGAGTGCCGGAGGTGTGGCGATAAAACAACAAAAGAAAGCCCCCGCGTACTTCACAGTAGGCAGGGGCCAAAGGTGCCTAGGGGAGCGAATCCTAGGACTTTCGGAGCGAACTCTTAGACTAGGCCAAGTGCCATAGCCTTGTAACCAGCGGCAACGAGTGTGCGGCTTGGTGTACCAATCTGATACTCAGTGACTTCAACGTTGTTGCCAGCTGTACGCTTGTTGGCGTAAACGGCATAGCCTGCTTGGCGGATGCGGCTTACTTCGGCGCTGATGTTCTTAACACCGAAACGCTTTTCTGCTTGGCTAGCAGTCAAACGCTCGCCTGACTGTAGGGCTGTGAACAACTTGTGTGTCTTAGTTCCTGAATTGATTTTGTTTAACATTTTTTAGTTTCCTATATAAGACTGTAATTAAACAGTTAATACTATGTTACAGCCTTATTACAGTCTCGTCAAGAACTTTTTTGTCCAAACTCTCGATTCACGTAATAGGCAATCAATTCACGTTGGATTTGGGTGATCAAGTCACCGTGATCCTCGTTGACTACAAATCGAACAGGGCAATGACCCCACATGGACGTTTGGTTGAAATCCGCAAACCATTTACGGTGATCCTTGTTCTTTGCGTCAAATACTACCCACGGACGCCCGTGAAGTTGTAATCGGCTCATGGATCAATCCTTCTTAGTGATAGTGGACTTGAAGACGCCTGCCATGATGATAGCGGCCGCCCAAGTTTCGAGTGTGTAGGGGATCTGCTTGCCCGGCCACAAGGTGTCACCAAATACATTCAGCGCCCAAATGGAAGCAAAGGGTCCGAAGATGATCACTAGGATCACAGCGGCAATGACTAATAGTTCTTTCATATTCACTCCTTGGTTAAAAGCTCTTTGTAGAGCTCACGTTATTTAATGAGCTCTACAAAGAGGCACTCGGGCCTCTTTGGGTTAGAACGGAGCGTCTTCCAGCTGTGCTGTAACGTCAGCGTTGGTAACAGCAGTCTTAGCCGCAACCTTGGCCTTGATAGCATCCATAGAAGGAGTTGCCTTCTTAGCAGGAGCCTTCTTAGGCTTCTTAGCTTCCTTCTTGGCAGGGCTCTTGTTAGCAGCCTCAGGAGCAGAACGCTTGTCCAGAGCCTGCTCAAGAGCGGCACGAACAGCCTTATTGCCATTGTCAAAGTCAATTGACAACAGGAACTCAACAGCCTCGACCTTGGTCATAGGGTGCTTGAGCTCGATGATATCAATATCAGTGTGACCGTTCTTGATCAGCACCTTCTGACGCAGAGCATCGTTACAGAAGCGAACTTTGAATTCGCCGTCCAGTTTAGAAACACCAGCATGTGAAAATGAAGACATATAAAACTCCTTGTGTGTGTGAATGTCTGTTAACTAAATGGTTAAGAACTGCCCTAACCATAACTCTATTATACAACCATTTGGGTTGGTTGTCAACCGAAATCAAGCACCATTGTATGGACTATATTCCTCCTCTTGTGGCGCATCTGCCACACCCATTTCAGCTAGTTGTCCAAGCACGATCTCGATTGGACAATCCAACATTTGGGCGATGCGCTTGGCACCCATGCCGTCAATGTAGAGTTGCTCGATATCGTACGCCAAATCACTCATTTTACTCATCGTAGGTCTCCTCACCCATTTGTTCAACTACTTCTTCCAGCACCATCACATCAACAATCCTGGCTGTTTGATCTTCGTTGCTCACACCCTGGAACGCATCGTTGAATGACTGATGCTCTGCTAGGAACTCATATACATCCTCACGCTCCCAATCCTCTGGCACTTCGAGTTCTTGTGTCAGCAATGTCCTAACCAAAACCTTCTTCATACTCTGCTCCTTGAGTTTATCACGGGCCATAGCCCGTTTACTGTTGAACCCTGTCACGCTGCCTCTTTCTCTGCTTCAAAGGCTTCCGCCAACGGCACATAGCGATCGCTGTGATCTGCTACGAACCAAACAGCATTGCCGTCGACGTTGCGAAGGATGTACTCGTATTCCTCATACTGGTGATTGGCCACGTAGTCTGCGTAGGACTTGAACTGCTTAGACGCTACACCCTTTTCGCCGCGATCGCGTCCGTAAAAGGTAGTCATGTCGCCGTAGAGTTTGTCGTAGGCTTCGCCGTCCATTGGCACTTCAAACTGGCTAAAGGCGTGCTTGGTACCAACTGTAGGCTTGAGTGAGCTGATGTCTCCCAAGTCAATAAGGTCGCGCAGTTTAAACGGATCGGAGTAGTGCTCCTGCAGGATACGGCCGTTGTTGCTCAAGTAACCGTCCCAGTGGCAGTATACCTGCTCAACTGTACCGTCTGCGAACTCTAGTGCGATAGTGCTTCGTGTACCCATTTTGTGTGCTCCAGTGTGTGTAAGTCTTAATTATAGCGTCTTTTGGAAACCCTGTCAACCGTAGGGTCATTCAACCCAGCAGTCGCTAGCCTCTTCAACTGTGCGGGTCTGCCCGCCAATGTAGCCCCCGTGGAAGCCGTTCTCATTCTCCAGCGTGAGTGCCGTGCCCATGTAGCTCTTCTTGATTGCCACGACCTTGCCACATTGCTCTACGTCTGACTTGAAGCAGACATAGTCGCCGACTTTGATTTGCTGACCTTCTACCATTGCGTACATAGTTTTCTCCTTTAGTCAATAACAACAACACGGCGAACGTCTGCTTTGTAGTCGCCAGTATCTTCGTCGTAAGTGTCTTCTTCGTCTACGAGCTTGTCCATGCGGTGGTACTCGCTAAACTCTACAACACCCTCAAACACTTGACTGACCTTTGGGGCTACCTGCGAGCGCCAGTGATCGCCATAGTTGTAGCTAAAGTGAACTTCAGCTTCTGGGTCCTGGAAGCCTAACTGCTCGATGAGATCTTTAACTTTCATTGTCTGCTCCTTGTTGCGATATATGTATTATAACATCAGTCTTTGAAAAACACAACCAATACCCGACCATTTTGCTCAAGTACTGCGTAGCCTGGATCTTTGAGGTCTGTGTTGCTATTACGCAACACTTTGCCTGCGATGATCTTAACAGATCTCTCGTTAATACTTTCGCTTACATCGTAGCCCGGATTGTCGTTGACAGCGCCGTGAGCCGTGTAACTGTACTTGCCGGCACAGCCGCACATACAGGTGCCTGCCTTGCCCGAGTAAACTTTAGTAATACCGCCGATGTTGACTGCTGACATAGTGTGCTCCTTGTTGCGATATATGTATTATAACGTCTTAGAACACTTCTGTCAAGTGGTAGTCTACGTTAACCCTACCGCCTGTGTGGGTTAAGAACAACTTGGTGCTGTCTGTGCCGCCCTCTACTAAGAAGACTGCCATGTAGCAGAACTGTCCCCCGTTTGTAATGCCCAGGAACTTACACGAGCTAAACGCAGGGCCCTTGTAGCCGCTTTCCCTAGCCAACTTGGTCAGCGTAGGGGCATGATAGGAAATAAGCTCTTTGAGCGTGTCTGGGGTAATCATGTTGTCTCCTTTGTGTCTATTGCATCGCGTATGTCGTCTATTAAACTTTCAAAGCCGCAATGCAGGTCGTAGCACTCGGCTGTATCACCTAGTGCTGCCTGCACTCCTGCATCAGCGTCCTGTAGCAAAGCAATAGCCATTTCCAAACGTTCAATCTTTTCTTTGTTTGTTAACATAGTTTACTCCATGCTCGCGTAGCCGTCGTCTTGCATTCCCTGCTCCGTAAAGTCCACAGCCGTCCCTAGCAATGTACTAATCGCATCGCTAAAGCCGTTGTCTGTGTATATACGCCAGCTTCCCTCTACTTCCTCTCCGCTTACACCGTCTACGTCATAGCAAACTGCAATATGTATGCTACTGTCGCCGTCCTCGTAAAATGTCTCGTGTATGTGTATGCTCTTAACTGTAACTGCCTCTAGCTCGCAGTCCCATATGCTGTCGCCTGCTAGTTGCACTTCTACGTTGCAGTCGTATGTTGTACTAACGCTGTCTTCGTCTGTGTCTGTACTTGCTAGTGTCAGCTTGTCGCTAACATTAAATGTAGTTGCTTGCATAGTTTTCGCTCCTATTGCGTTGTTTGTTTAAGTGTTTATTATAACTTCAAATTGTCTCTAAGTCAAATTCCGCATCGCTTACAACTGTCTCTAGTTGCTCCGCTAGCTGTTTTAATTGTGCTTTGCTAAGGGTGTCAAGTGTCTCGTCGTAAAAGTGTTGCATTAAAGCCACATCTAATGCACTATGCTTGTCCATATAGTCCAGCCCCGTGTCTCCCATGTTGTATATAGAGGCGAATGCTTTGTTAATGCGTTTAATTGTGTTTTTCATTTGTTTCCTTTGTTGCTATGTGTGTATTATAACGCAATAAGCGCACAGTGTCAACCAATAACCCTGTGCGCTGTAGGGTTATGCGTTTTGCACTGCGTACAGTTGCTCGTCTAAGTACTCCGCAATAAATTTATTTTTGTACGTATTAGCAATCTCTTCTTGTAGAGTCTCGCAAGCGCAAAGCAAATTAGTATCGCTGTCGTCTTCTTCTAGTACGTAGTGCAACACTTGTAACATTGTTTTGCCGGTGCGTACACTTTCTGCAAATACAATAGCCTCGCAATTACGAACGTCGTTGTTTTGGGCACTAAAGCCGCCGTCAAATTTTGTAATCTCTAACATGTGTTTCCTTTAAAAATGTATTATAGCACACAAGTGCATTTTGGGCAAGCAGAGACCCTGCTTGCTGTAGTGTTATTATAGCTGTTCGATTTCCGGTACGGCAAAGTTAATAACGTATACGTTATGACCCGGAAGCACATTGTAAACGCGACTTGCTTCCGAAGCGGCATTAAAACTGTTATAAAATGTAATAGCTTTGGTTGTAGTGTTAACGATTGCGTACATGAGTTCCTTTTGTTGTCTATGTGTGTATTATAGCACAAATGGGAAACCCGCACAACCGGCGGGTTATCCCTCTGTTGTATGAAAACAACAGACTAGGTCTTGACTACTTTGCCTCCCGACATAGTAGCACTAACCTTGCTAGGCAGAGCCACGGGCTTGACCAGCTTGGCCATCGACAGTACGGTCCACGTCATAACATCACTCATCTTCAGCCTCCTCTTCTTTTGGTGGATAAAATGCTACACTTACTCCGTCAAAGCCCTGTAGGCTATCAACTTCATACTTCACTGGGCAGGAAGCAAGCCATGTCCAAAAGTCCATTACTTGTCCTCCTCTTTCTTTAGGCCTTCTTCAACAGTGAATGAACCCGGTGTGCCAAACTCATGTGGAGTTTCGTCCTCTTCTTCACGGTTGTCTTCTTCCCATTCACGCAGGTTCTCTACGATGCACATGCACTCGTCGATCTCTGGGTTGATGTTGGCTTCTACTTCGTCCGCTGACATATCAGTGTAGTCAAAGTAGTCATCGCCATTCTCATCATAGAGACCGCAGAAGCACATGCCCGACTCCCAATAGACCAACTTGACTTTGAAGCCCAAGTCCTGGAACTTCTCCATTGCGGCTATGGGTGGTGCCCAAGCACTATCAAAGTTCATTCGGATAGCATTAGGGCCATCGGTGTTTGCTTGATCACCTTCGCCACCCACATCCCACTTGGTGCCCCACTCGTTGATACAAAAGTTATACCAGTCACGGTAGCCATGGGCAGTAAGGTTGGCTTGTTGTTGTTCTTCCAACTTCTTCTGCTCATCTGGGTCACCTACAGAGCCTGCTACAATATGCAGGCTCTCCGGCACGGGCACGAACTCTTCTAAGAGCTTACCCTCTGCAAAGGCATTCTTGGCCCGCTCAATCATAGCAGGGTCTTCGTGTTCTAGTTCAAGATAGTTGTTGCACCAATTAGGCATATTAGACTCCAGTGTGTAAAGGATTGCGTTTACGAAGGTGTGCCAAAGCGGCCTCTTTGCTGTCAAAGCGACCCGAGATGGGCGTTTGATGGCTACCACGCACAATGAACCAACCTGCTAACAGGCTATTGAAGATGACTTTCATCTTAGACTCCCATTTCGTAAAAGGTTACTGAAGGATCAATGCTGAGCAGTTCTTCTGCACAACGGCTAAGAAACTTAATTCGACGGCTTACTTCTGCACGAGGCAGTTCGCCATCGCAGGTAAGGTTCTCTGGGCTCATCTCGCTGTCAATGCTGTTGGCAATGGCCTGGCGATCTTCTTTGTTCAGCAGGCTCAGCGGCTTCGAACCAAAGATCTTGCCCCAAGAGTTCTTCTTCTCTACATAGGCTTCTAAAGTTGATATATTCATCTATCGCTCCTTTTGTGTCTGTGTATATGTATTATAACAGGGATCAGTGCCCCTGTCAACCCCTTATTCTGCCAGCGTCAGCATGTTCGCAGGCACTTTCCAAAGCATAGTGCCCTCTTTGACTGTGACGTATTTTTGGGCAATCTTTGTAACCATGCCTCGGCCTTTGATGCCTCGCTTGGGGCTATCCCATTCTACTGTGGCACCCACTGTGAGGTTTCGCTTGACCTGCTTCTGCAGTGTAGTGCGGGCGAACTTGATCGCATCAATCATGCTACGAAGTTCTACGTCAGTCCAGGTGTTGAACATGATCGCTGAGTTGACTTGTTTGATATCCATCGTCTGCTCCTTAGTGTGTGTAAGCCTTAATTATATAGAGGTTTTACCAGTTTGTCAACCCCATGCCTTGAATAACCCTAGAACGCATAGGGCTATAGCTGTACCGTTGATGATCATCTGTTGTTTATTAGCCACACGATATGACCAAGCAAAGAAGCAGATGGCACCCCCGAGTCCTGTCACAATATTGTAGGGATGGAACTCCGGAAAGAAGTTCATGAGCGCATACATCACTAAGATGAATGCCGTGCCCACCCATTGTATCAATTCATTCAGCTTCATGCCACCGCCATCATGATTGTCTTGCGTACGAAGCCAGTGGTGTCCTTCTTAGCACGACCCTTGGCTTTCAAGCCAGCAATCACACCTTTGGGATCCAAGAAGCGCAAATCGTGCTCGTCAGCATTAATAACAGTCTTGCCCATGTAAGTCTCTGGGAGCGCATCAAACACCATTGCCACGTTCATGCCCTGCTTGACTGCGTCTGCTACATCAGCATCGTTACCATCTGCGGCACTGAAGATCAAGAAGTAGTTCTTAAGGTGCGACACTTTGCGTCCCAGGACCTTAGTGTAGTCATAGAACTGTACTTCTGGGAACTTCTCGATGATGCCCCACTTCTCAACACTCAAGTCGCTCGTACCGTTTAAACGGAACACGGGAGTCAAGCCCAACTTAGTCGCCATCTTGATGCCTTTGCGGATGTCTGCTTCAAGATCTGTCAAGAACGTGTCGCGATCAAAGAAGTACTGTACGGTCTTGCGAATACGTGCCTTTTGTATGGCATTAGTCGACTCGCCACGTTTGAACATACCCCCGCGCCCAGCGGTGTTAAGGCATGCAGCCTTACAACCAGCAGTGGCTTTTGGACAAGTGTTCTTACCGCTAAGGTCTGCGGGGGCAAGGTGTAAGATGAATGATAGGTAGCCAAGCTTCGTTCCCTTTTGGATCTTTGGATTTGCTGTAGAAAGTAATTTGAACATGCTCGCCCCTTGTTAGTGTATGTGTCTATTATAACGTGGTTTTACCAGTCTGTCAACCTAATTATGCAAATACTTCTCTGCTCAAGATCTCGTCCTCTACTGTCTTGTTGCAGGCATTAAGTGTCAGCATGACATAGTGCCATGCTAGAGCTCGCTCTGCACCTGACAGATTCTCTACCTGGGTCTGTAGTTCTTCCAGGCTGTAGGTGGCCCACATGCCACTCTTTGGGATTGGGTTGTCTACGATGTTGTAAGTTGATTCTGGTTTTGGAATTTTCATATCAGCTCCTTGTTAGTGTAAGTGTATTATAACACTGAACAGCTTCAGTGTCAACCTCTGCGAAGTGCCCGGGCGAGTTGCGGGGCCTAGTGGCAGAGGTTGACACTTCAGCAATCTGGGTCGAAGCTTTCCCACTCTTGGGCTTCGTCGGGCTGACCGTCATCCTCATCAAGATCCTCGTCCAGGAGGATGTCGTTAGCTCGCATCATGTCTGCTACATCATCTTCGCTCATGTAGGCCAGGGCCATCTCTGCCACTGCTTCTGCTGAGATAAGGCCTTCGTCCATCATTGCGATCAGCTTCGAAGTGAATTCACGCATATCAGCCCCTTGTTAGTGTATGTGTCTATTATACTGGTAAAACCACATGCTGTCAACCAAAGACCCTACAGGGCCTAGGGTTACATGCTCCAGTAGAGTTCCGAACTAGGATCACATGAGCGTGGAGTGTCATGCGGGATAGAAATCTCTTTGCCCGACATCAAGTTGACCACAGTCTTCATTGTGGGCATGAACCGGATAGTGTAGCCCTTGCTCTTAGGGTAGATCTCATACTGCAGTTCACGGACTTCACGAGCCATCTCTGCGGCATCGCGATTGCGCCATACTGTAGTGGATACAAGACGCTCTCCGCTCTTCTTGCGCTTGTCTGCCTTGTAGATGTATACGGTGTGGTCTACTTTCATATCAATCTCCTCGTGTGTCAGTGTTAAGGGCGGGCTTGATCATACGGCGCAGTTCAACTTCTCGCTTGTGAGCTTCTGCTTTGCCGCGGATGACTTCGTGTACGTATACTTCGATCTCATTCTTGTCGTTGAGCTTACGAAGTTCGGCGCACAGAAGCCAATTCTTTGTTTCAGTCTTTGCGCGATAGAAATGCTTTGCAGCGCGGCTCAGTACTGACTTGTTCACAGTAGACTCTGTCTTTGCTGTGACGCCAATGTAGTTGAGTCCGTTGACACGCAATTCATAAATGATATGATTGCGATCTACTCGCTTCTTACGGGGTGTGTTTGTTGCTGTCATGTTAGTATTATAACGTGGTTTTACCAGTCTGTCAACCCCATGATGCCTGTAGGGTCTTTCAAGGTGTTGTAATAATGCCACACAGCCCGGCACTCCGGAAAGACCCTACGGTTGACAGGGATATCCAAAAGTGTTATAATACATACTTAAACAACAAACGGAGCTCTTATGTACGACATCGAATGTATTAACACAATGCCTCGCTGTGCAGACTATAGCGATGCAGCTGTAGCAGAATACGAAGCAGGGCTGGGAGATGGCATAGAAAAGTATACAGATCTCTTTGAAGCAGAGTACGCAGAGTCACTAAAAGGTACTACAGCAGACGACATTGGGGGCTTAATTGTTTATTTGCGTGATGCAAAGCCCGTTATGGTGTACGATTACGAAAACTTCTGCGCTTGGGATTTACAGTAAACTCCGCACTACATGAGCTCATGGCGGGCTCATGTAGTTCCACTCACCGCCCAGCACCGGCGTGAGATCCATCTTGCTTCGACGAATAAACGTTTTCTCCACCGTTATCCCCAACTGATCCACGAGGTTACTGTAGCATGAATCAATCATATACAGGGCCTCTGCTCCCTTGATTATTCGCAACCAATCTAGGGCATAGGGCGTGATCCCTTCTTCGATCCGTATGACCTGTAGGCCCTGGCGCTCAACTTCCGTAAAGTCCAGCTCTACACGGCGATCACTCCCGGCCAGATGCGCCACAATATATCTTGACTTCTTTACCAGTCGACTGTATAATGCATCTTCTGCTACAGGGTTTCTGGCAATGTAATCAGCCAGCCGCCATTTGTGTAAGAACGGCACTCCAGCCACAGCATACTTGTATTGATCGAATTTCAGTATAGGAAAGATGTCCGGGTCAGAGTCCTCGGGTCTATTGCTTAAGAACTGCATCAGGTTAATGTGACGATCCTCGGGTACAATATACTTTAGAGCCAACTTGGGCGCATCATAAAAGAACTTACCTTGAGGATCAGTCTTGAGTCTAATCCAATTGACCCAGGGCGCACACTGACTCATAGTGGGATAGAACTCCTCACATATGGGCCAGTATACTGTGTGTCCACGATCCTTATACCATCCTGCGATAGGCAGTGCTATAAAGAGATCCCCAAGTCCCCGGCTCTGTATAAAGGCTATAGGTTCCTTTACAGCGGGGTCATAGTGTGCTCCATTGTATGTGTCATTCCCGGTCATTACAGCGGGGTCAAGCACTATATTATCGTTATTATTATTCATCTATTCTTGTGTAGTTAAGAACGTTCCCCACACCATACTGAGCTTCACCTAACACTCGAGCTGAGTAGTCATCTGCTGCATGCACTATAGTGTGAGCTGTCTGTGTAGGACTAATCCTAACCCATAACTTGTATTTGTACATAGTGTAAGAACCTTTCGTTATGCTTTAATTATACATGAGAATGGTAAAAGAGTCAAGGATCTGGGGTGAAATTCTGAGCCAAAATACCCCTACAGCGGGGTCACTATGTGGCATTTTGAGCACGGTTTTTGGCGTTTTTGGCCGAATTATAGGTAAAATTTTTCATGATGGGCACGGTGGAGAGAGGCAATGCTCAAATGGTTTTTACCAAATCCCCTCAAATTCCCCTCAAACTATCATCAAACTCTCCCAATATTCCCTATGTAATTCCCTTACAGCGGGGTCACTATAGAGCACTATAATTCACTATAATTCACTATAAATCCACTATGGCTTACAGCGGGGTCATACTGTATATACGTATGTGACTGTGTAAATATCCATATGCTTATACAATGCTTTCACAGTACTGCCGATACCCATACGCTGGACCGGCTCTTTAACTATGCTACAAGCGTAGGGGGTTGGTGTTCAATTGGCTTATATGCTTACTCTATGGATGTCTACATTCCAGAAGACTATTCAGCTTGGGCTATACTGTTAGATCCCACTATAGAACGCAGACCCCGATTAGATCACGTAGCCTAGTATTGAACCAATTAGCAATCCCGTATTAAAACTGGTAATGCACAGTACCAGCATCAATAGGCCGTACTTCCATTCATTTAGTATCCAGTCTTGATTGGGTGTGATATCGTCCATAGTGGTTGTAATTCCTTGCGTATGACTGTATAATCGTTCTATATACAGTGAGCAGTCTAGTACAGGTTTGTACATTCGCTTATACACTTATATTTAAGAAAAGGCATCAAATGAGCAGTAACACGGGCATAACGGGCTTTATCGAGATCTTTGAAGGTCGGCTGGCCAAAATGAAGCTACACCTTAAAGAGGAATTGAGCAAGGCCAAACATGAACGTGATAAACAGGCTATCAAGCGCATTGTTGTGGATGCCCGTAAACTCAATCGAACACTGAAAGAAATGCGTAATGCGTCAGCTAAGAAGTGCCCACATTGCGGAGAACGATTATGAATATTACAGTCTTTAGTCGCAACAGACTCTACAGAACATTCAAAGAGTGGGATGTGACCCAGGACTTTGCTGATCCCATGGCCAACTATTTGGTCTATGGCTATGAACCCGGATCATGTTTTAGTGCCGTGCTGGCCAATGACTGGATCGGTGCTATTCGCTCTAGTCATCCCACTAATACTGTTAACTCATTCAAATCACTAGCAGGATGGATATACAGTTATATGCCCCCAGAAGCCCATGGCAGTTATGATCGAGTACGTGCTTGGTTGGCGCTTGACTCTGACAGTCGTAGGGTCATATTGGAACGTAACCGACTGATCTACACGCCCAAAGAGGAAACTTGGATGGGACTAAAAGGTTATGAACAGCTGGAGGCCTTGGCATGATAGAATGTTTGATACTGGGCGATAGCATTGCTAAAGGAGTTAGTGATGTTCGTAAAGACTGTGTTGCCCATGTGCGTAGCGGAATTAACAGTTATGACTATGTGAATCGACACTTGTTGCACACAGCAGGGGATACACGGGCCAAAACTGTGATCATCAGTTTGGGCAGTAATGATACTAAAAATATCAATACCTTTGAGGAATTGCACACGCTACGTCAGCTGGTATCTGCTGACAGGGTCTATTGGATTATTCCCAACATCAAGGAAACTAAACGTAGAGCAGTTTGGGATGTGGCCCGTAGGTATAACGATTGGGT